AATCAAGCACTCACAGCGGTGGGTCGGGCTGACGGATGATGAAATCAAAGAAATTATAGGGCCGTGGGGGGATACGCCAATCAAAGGCTACACCCGCAAACTGTTTGACCAGATTGAAGCCAAACTGCGAGAGAAAAATGAGATACGGAATCCTTGACGACGAAGGCAAGGTTGTCCGGTGGGTCTGGCATATGCCGCCATACCCGCACATCGTGCAGAAAATCAAACGCCAGCGAAAGAAGAAACTGGACCTATCTAACGTACCGGAGGCTTTGTTTTGAAGACCATCATCCACGTTAACCAGCATGTAATCAAAGCCAACAATAAGAATGGAGAAAACAACCCCGTACTCACCGTAAAAACCTACAAAGACAACCGTTACGCGCACGATGTGCGTATCAAAGGCCCTAGCAGAGTCGTTTATTCCCCCGACAAACCCCTGTCATGCGGGGCGCACGTGTGGATTGAGACTGAATCAGAAGTAGAAATTTTAGAGGGGTGACACGTGATCATTAACGGCAAATTCATCAAAGACTGGGACAAGTCCCAGATCAGTACCGCTTACCAACGACCTAACCAATTCCGGTTAATCACTTGGGATATGGGCAGGGTTCAAAGCTGGCTGCTTGGCAAGCAACCACTGGCACGCACACTACTAGAGAAGGTGATTAGATAATGATTGATCCCGTAGTTGAGTATCTTACAAACAATGGCGAAGGGTCCATCGCTACCATCGACATCCCGGGCCTGACCAAAAACGCTGTCAAGAGCAGACTAATTAAGTTAGTCAACGCTGGAGTGCTGATTCGTAGGCCGGAAGTAATTCCGACTGGCAGCGGTAAAGATCGTATGCGCTGGCTGTACAGCTTGTCTGGTGTAGCTCCGGCACCTAAGCCCGTCACTCAGTCTGTGGCTAACAAACTCAGGGATAGGGCACTGGCAAACGAACCCGAGCACTACTTTTGTTTACGTAACTTGCCGAGATACACAAATGACTACGACGAATATACCGCTGGTGAACATAGCTGACGCTTGGCTTGTGAACTACGGACCCGACTGGGTATCAGAGGATGAGATAAAGACCGATCCGTTTTTCTGGCAACAACTGCACAAGCTAATGTCTCGCGGGTTTCTTGAGTCTCAGTTCATGCTTTACACAAACAAGTTGCACTACAGGTTTATTCCGTATGGAGATAGTTGACAACAAGGCGCTGCTTTTCAGGACTCGCAATCCTCAGAAGTACAGCATCATTCCTAAGCACAAGGTGCTTGAGCAAGATGAAGACGGCATCTATCAAGTGGCTGTGTATTGGGGGCTGGACGAGGCTAGGGTGCTGCGCAACCTTGGCGTCAAAGATGTGCCGTCCCCGATCACAACAAGGTACGGCTGGCCCGGGCGGTTCAAACCCATGCAACATCAGATTGAAACGTCCGCGTTCTTGACGCTGTATCGCAGAGCTTTCTGCTTTAACGATCCGGGCACAGGTAAAACTATGTCCGCGTTGTGGGCTGCTGACTACTTGATGGAGCGCGGGTACGTGCGCCGTGTGCTTGTGCTGTGTCCACTATCTATTATGCAGTCGGCGTGGGTGCAGGATATAAACAACTCCATCATGCACCGTAGCGTCATAGTCGCCCATCACCAGCAAGCATCGCGCCGGATTGAGATGATCCAGAAGGACTACGAGATCGTCATCACCAACTACGATGGGCTGGCGCTGATTGCACAAGAGATCAACAACGACGGCAGGTTCGATCTGATCATTGTCGATGAGGCGAACGCATACAAGAACTCAACCACGCGCAGGTGGAAAGCACTGGCGTCAATCATTAAGCCGGACACCTACCTGTGGATGATGACGGGTACGCCTGCGTCGCAGTCACCCGTGGATGCGTACGGTCTGGCTAAGCTGGTCAATCCCAGCGGCATACCCAAGTTCTTGACGGCGTGGCGTGAGCAAGTGATGAACAAGCTCACCATGTTTAAGTGGGCACCGAAGCCTGACGCCGCGCAACAAGTGCACAAGGCGTTGCAACCAGCGATTAGATTTACGAAAGCCCAGTGCCTCGATCTGCCGCCCGTTGTCACGGTCACACGCGAAGTGCCCATGACCCCACAGCAGAACAAGTACTACAAGCAACTCAAAGATCAGTTGATGTTCTATGCCGCCGGGGAGACCATCAGCGCAGTCAACGCTGGCGTGGCGGTGAGCAAGCTGTTACAGATAAGTTGTGGAGCAGCATACACAGACGACAAGGAAGTGGTGGTCTTCGATGCCAGCCCACGCATGGCTGTGCTGGAGGAGATCATGGAGGAGACGGATCGCAAGGTGCTGATCTTCGCCATGTTCCGTACAAGTATGGACAGCATTGCCGCGCACCTAACCAAGCACGGGTATGCCAACGCACAGATCAACGGGGATGTGAGCGCCAGCAAACGCAACAAGATCATCCACGACTTCCAGAACACGGACAGCATCCGGGTGCTGGTCATGCAACCACAAGCGGCGGCGCACGGGCTGACGCTGACTGCCGCTGACACGGTGGTGTTCTTTGGTCCGCTCATGTCTGTTGAGATGTATACACAGTGTATAGCCCGGGCAGATCGTAAGGGACAGGACTCAGACAAGGTGACTGTGGTTCACATCCAGAGCAGCACCATCGAGCGCGAACTGTTCTCGGCTATGCGCAACAAGGTGAACGACCACACCCTGCTGGTCAAGTTGTTCAGCGAGGAAGTCAAACGATAAACAGCACTTGCATTCCCCAGAAGTTACCTGTAAACTGTCAAACACTAGACAAGGAGAAGTAGATGCCTGACGAAGCCAACGATTTGGCGGTTGTCCCTATGGACAAACTCGCCAAGGTGTACCGTAAGATGGCGGCACGGATTCAAACACTCACCTCTGAGTACGAGAATGCTGTCGAGGAAATCAAGATTCAGCAGGAGCAGATCAAGAATGCTCTGAAGGATCAGATGCTTGCCCTTGGGCTGGCGTCTGTGCGCACGACCGAAGGTACCGTAACACTGTCAACCAAGACACGTTACAACACGCAGGACTGGGATGCCTTCAAGCAGTTCGTTATTGCCAACGATGCGGTCGATCTTCTGGAGAAACGTATCCATCAAACCAATATGGCTTCGTTCCTTGAAGAGAATCCCGGTTCAGTTCCCCCCGGACTCAACTCCGTGCAGGAGTATGGAGTCTCTGTTCGCAAACCCACTAAGTGAGGCTGTATGTCTAACGTAACTATGTTCAATCCGGCACAAGTACCCGCTCACGTTCGTGCCCGTGGCGAGCTTTCAGCCATGGCTAAGTCCTTGGCTGGCGGTGCAGTCGGTGGCGGCAAGCGCATCTCCATCAAGGGCGGGGTCTTCCGTCTCATGGCTGGTGGTAAGGAAGTAGCGGCTATTGAGGATCGCTTTCTTGATGTCGTGTTTGTCAACGCCGCGCCTAACATTGGACGCACCTTCTATGCTAAAGCCTACGACGGAGACGCTAACGCGCCTGACTGCTGGTCTGCTGATGGCAAGACGCCAAGCCCTGACTCAAGTAACAAGCAGCATGACCAGTGCGATGGGTGCCCCAAGAACATCGCTGGTTCTGGTCAGGGTAATTCTCGCGCTTGCCGTTTCCAGCAACGTCTTGCTGTTGTGCTTGCTAATGATGTGGGCGGGGATGTTCTCCAGCTAGCGCTACCAGCTACGTCGCTGTTTGGTAAGGGTGATGCGGACCAGCGCCCACTCCAAGAGTACGCGCGCTACCTTGCGGCACAGAATGTAGATCCCGCTGACGTTGTTACTCGCATGAAGTTCGACACCAAGAGTGAGTCGCCCAAGCTCACGTTCAAGGCTATGCGCTGGATTGATGCGGACGAGCAAGTGACCATCAAGTCGCAGAGCGAGTCGGACGATGCGGTCAAAGCAATCACCATGACGGTTGCCAAGATGGATAACGTCAAAGCTCCGGCCCCGTTGATGGCTACGCCGCGCCCTGCCCCCAAGGCAGAGCCGAAGAAGACCGAGGCGCTGGTTGCAGACGAAGCTGAAGAGCCAGTCGTGCGCAAGGAAGAGAAGAAGCCTAGCGCAGTACCCACAAAAAAGAGTAGCCTAGCGGCTATGGTTGACGACTGGGACGACGAAGCTTAAAGGGAGGGGGGCGCAAGCCCCCCAAATATTCACATGGCATATTCACAGAAACTTATTGACGAGGTAGCCGCCGCCCCCAAGACGCTGGGTAACCAGCTAGGGCGGTGGGCTATTCACCGGGACTTCTCCGTCCTGCGGGTGGCGCACATTACTGGCGCGTCTCGACAGTCTGTATACAACTGGTTTAGTGGTGGAGAAGTTTTCGTGGCCTACAAACCTATAGTGGAGGCGTTGATTAAGATCTTAAAAGCCAACGTCGATCCTGACGTTGCGCACGAAGAGGCATGCAAGGCATTCAAGATAAACCCGTAACTGGGAAAGCTAATGACACTACCGCTGAGATTTCTAGCGGAGGTTCTGCCGTCCCCGGGAGATGGGTACTATTGCGCGGTAGAGCTTTCAAACACTAAAGAACACATCTTTGTAAAACAAATTGAGGAGATTGACCAGCCTGTAGAAGACTGGTTGCAGAAGCGATACGACATTTACTTTGCGCTAGCCACATTCAAGACGGCAAGTAATCGCCGCGCAACGAATGCTTTTCAGATCCGTTCGTTCTTTCTGGATATGGACGGGTACGCCTCACGCAAGGAGGCGGCGCTATCACTGGACGCATTTCTTGAAAAGACAGGGCTGAATGGTCTCGGCATGCCATGGTTGGTTAACTCTGGCGGTGGGCTGCATGTGTATTGGCCGCTTACCGAGCCGGTCGATGTTGTTGACTGGAAGCCAGTAGCTGAAGATCTCAAACGCCTGTGCAAACAGGAAGGTCTTCGTATCGACATGACTGTCACGGCTGACGCCGCACGGGTGCTGCGCATCCCGGGCACGATGAATTTCAAGAAGAAGTACCCAACACCACGGGAAGTTAAGCTGCTGGCTGAAGGTGACAACTTCGCCTTTGCTGACATTGTGAAGTGCATTGCCGATCACCTTGTCGAACCCAGCCCAATGGGGGCACCGCCGCTACAACTCCCCGGTACGCGCCCATCCAAAGATACTAGCGCGGCTAAGCTGACTCTGATATCTAATAGCGCGACATCGTTTGCGCTGATGGAGAAGAACAGCGACTGTGCTCAGATCAAGTTCTACCGTGACAACGCGGCTGATGATGGGATGGAGCCACTATGGCGCGGGCTTCTGTCGTGGGCAAAGGTTTGTGAAGATGGCGAAGAAGCTGCCCGTGAGCTTAGCGCCCTGCACCCATACGATGAAGATCGTATGCGCAACAAACTTGCGGAGATCAAGGGTCCGTACCCATGCCGCAAGATGGACAGCGAGAACCCGGGTGTGTGTACATCGTGTGTACACGCAGGAGCAATCACGAATCCGCTAATCATGGGGCGCGTGATCAAGACCGACAACACAGAGAAAGAGATACAGCTAACAGCCGAGCAGATCCTTGAAGCAGACGAGGATGAGGAGGAGTTGCCGCTCGCCTCAACGCTATCTGTTATCAGACCAGAGCCGCCACGTGGGTACAGTTATGGCGTGAACGGTGGGGTATACGCCGAGCGGGAAGAGAAGGATGAGCAGACCAAGAAGAAAGTAAAGAAGACTGTGCAGATACTGCCATACGATTTGTTTGTGGTTCATATTCTTAAACAGGACTCCGATCATCTGGTTAACTTAGCCGCGACACGACCCGAAGGTACAACGATTATTAACATGCCACAGAAGGCTGTGGTCAGCAAAGAAGAGACGGTCAAGTGGTTGGCTAATCAGAACGTGCTGGCTTCATTCGGGCAGAACAACGACAAGAACTTGTTCGACTACGTGCGGGCTTCTGTTGAACAGGCGTCACTCACAAAGAAAGTACTGGTTGTTCCCAAACAATTTGGTTGGCAAGAAGACGAGTCGTTTGTCTACAACGAGCGTGTGTTCTACAAGAACGGTGCGGTAGCGCAGATACCCATGCCCGGGCTTGAGAACATCAACCGGAACACGTGCAGTAAGGGGACGCTTGATGGGTGGCGCGATGCTTGGACCACGATCTTTATCAAGCGCAAGATGTATGACCTGCTGGCCTGTGCCATGGACAGCTTCGGTTCTATCCTCATGCAGTTCACACAGTTTGAGGGGTTCGTCTGGCACCTTGGTGGCAAGACATCTGGCACAGGTAAGTCTCTGACACTCAGCGCCAAGGCTGGGGTTTGGGGGCATCCGGTGCGTTACCGCACAGGTAAGGGCACATCTCCTGTAGCCATGCAGAACCGCGCCGGTATCTTGAACAGTATGCCTCTGCTGATTGATGAGATCACCAGCACTCAGCGCGACAACATGGAGTGGGCACCGGGGTTTATCTTCAACCACACAGAAGGTCAGGGCAAGGAGCGCATGGAGTCTAGCGCCAACAAGGAGCGGATCAACGACACCAACTGGCACTCGACTGTGACCATGACTTCCAACGAGGTGCTGACTGACTACATGGCCGGTGCGAGGAAGTTCAGTTCCAACGGCGAGCTTCGCCGGTTTCTGGAGTGGACGCCCAGTGTTGCGTTGCAGTGGAACCCAGAGGAGTTGGAGGCGGTTCGTGCTTTGAAGATGCACTTCGGTGTAGCAGGAGAAGCGTTTATCCGCTGGGCGGTAAAGAACCAATCAACCGTCAGGCGGTTAGTTGAAGACACGTACAACCAACTCAAAGTTGAGATGTCTTTCTCTGGGGATGAGCGTTACTGGAACGCGGGTACAGCATCAACTGTAGCGGCTTGCATTCTTACGAGCAGACAGTACAGCAACATCATTGATGTGCCTGTGCTCAACATTATCGACTCGCTCAAGGACAAGGTTAATCACTCACGCTCAGTGATAAGGAACAGCATCCGTACTGCGGAGGATGTTCTCAACGCCTACACCCGGGACAACTATGGCGGGTTCATCGTTCTCAAGCGCCAGCCAAACGGCGAGACTGCCGCAAGCTGGGGCGACGGGTCCATGTTTAGCGGTCCTGTTATCCGGTCGAAGATCCTTGGGCGGGTTGAGTTTGAGGTCAGCAAGGAAGGCTATGTGGACTACTTCATTGAGGAGCAGTTACTCAAGGAGCATTGCGTGAGTATGAGCTACGGCTACTCCGACTTTAAGTTTGAGCTTAGCAAGAACTACGTGGTGACGGTCGTCAAGAAGGACATGCTGGCACGAACCAAGGGTCCGCTGCTACGGGTCAACGCTCTACACATCTGTCGTAAGAAAGCGCATGAAGCTGAAAATTCACTACCCGTGGAAACAACTGAGACGTAACCAAGCGTTCTTTGTTCCCGGGTTAGACACAGATAAAGTGCGGGAGGCGACGCTACGCGCAAGCGTAGCGCAGCGAATGCGTCTGCTGGCTACCCCGGGAATAAAGGACGGGCTTATTGGCGTGCTGTTTGTGCGTAAGAGGTAAGCATTGTCTGCGCCAGTCTGTTCTGCGCAGCTATGATGTTCTTGATTTGCGCATCCTTTTGTTCAGTAGTCAGGTTAGGCCGCGCCTCAATACTACGGCGCAGTTCGGCCAGCTTACCGATCTTGTTCTCAACAGCACCAGCCATCTGCGACAGGTTGATGTCCGATCTGTGCGAAGCCAAGTAAGCGTTTGCGTCTTCCGTACGCCCTTCACCCAACATCTTCTTGTATGTCTTGCGCGCCATATCAATCTCTTTCATGCGGCGGTACGCTTCATCAATAATCCCACGCCCTTCTGCTGGCTGGAACAACGTACCAATAACACGCATCTCACTCAAATTCTTGGTGCGCTCTTGTACTTCCTGCCCTTTGCCAAACGGAAGCACCGCCGCAAGGTCGGAGATCAACACACCAAGCGCACCGAAGTGCCCACGGATCAAGTGATCAATCTGTACTGGCGACAACATGTTGGCCTTGCCAAGTAGTTCAGCGCCAGCAGAAGTGCCCGGACGTATGCGCTCACTCTTTTCTACAGCAAGCTCACGCGCTGATTCAATCGGCCCACCAAAAAAGGACGTGCCCAGAAAGACTTCGACGCCCGGTTTGAGTGCGGCAGGTATTGGCGTGAACGGGTTCGATTGCTCAAGCAGTTTGAAGATTCCGCGTGCCGCATTCTCTGATGTGTCGTTACCTTTGAGCGTGTTGTATATCGCCTCCGGTACGGCTTTGAAGATAAGCCCGATCTCAAACGGAATCGGCACACGAATTAGATCGCCTTTTGGATCAAACGGATTAACAAGGAACCAGTTGCCGTAGCGCTCTTCAGGCTTGGCTTTCTTGTACCGCTCATCATCCTCCATCAACGCCGCGTATGCCACGGTGCTAGCCGACATCAGCACAGCGCGCTGGAAAAACTTGGAGCGGATACGCATCTGCTGTTCAAACGGCATCTTGCCCTGTGAACTACGATACAGAACATCCAGACCCTGAAGCTGCGCGTTAAGGAAGGGGACGACTGCCGCCAATTGTTGCAAACTTGCGCTAGTACCCCGGCGCGTAAAGTTCTGCGACTCCAGCGTACGAAGCAGAGCTTCCTGTTCTGTCAGTCCCTTCCTGATTGAGTCTTCGTATATTGTGATCCGGGTTGTGGCGTCGCCTGCCAGAGACAATGCATCTAGCTTACCAATGAGCTTCGTCCAGCCGCTCTTGCCGGTGGCGATCTGTTCGACCAAACGCTGAGCGTCCTCTTTGCCTCCAGTAAAGACAAGGTTACTGATGGCACCGGACTCCATGAGTTTCTGTGCTTTTGGGTTTTTGCCAGCCGCTAGAGACACGCCTTGTTTTAAGGCACTAAGTACTGGAGTGCTGTCTATACCCGTGGTGAAGAAGGAGTTCATCGAGTCGCGCACAACTTGGCGCAGGGCATAGACTGGGTTGCGTGTTACGAACTTGCGCAGCACATCAGCCGGGAACCCCATCGCCCGGACAACTGAAGGGATCATTGTCTTGATACCTTCCATACCCTCGACAATCAGCTTTGCCGGTATGCCAAACTGATCCGTGTCGATGACCACAACGTGGTCTTCGCCGTTCACCTTGAACCGGACGACATCTTTGCCAGACAAATTCTTCTTGGCTTTGCCAATGTAGCTAGCCATACCAAGCTTGTTCAGCACAAACGCTGACTCTTTGATTGCTTGGTTACGTAGCGCCATGTCCGTCAGCAAGAACGTGTTCTGCACGGCGCTATCAAAAATCCCCATGATCTTCTGCTCACCGCCAACCAGTTCCTGTAGGCGTGGCTCATCCTTGATGTTGCCAATCCGCACTGGCTTAACAGACTTGTCCAGATCCAGCAATAGGTCGCCGCTCTTACTGTCTACACGGTAGTACGGAACGTATGGTTTACTGTTGAGTTCTTGAGCAAGCGCTTTGGTGATCGTACCTGTCTGCTCCAAGAAGTTAATCAACCCCTTGTTGTACTCAGTGTAGATAGCCTCTGCGTTCTTGAACGCGGTCAACGCCTTGGGATTGGCGTTGATGATCTGCATTACGTTGTTGTATTCCGTCTTGGCTTTTGCCGGGTTCCCTACGTTAACCTTGTCCCAGCCCACTACGTTGGCACGCTGCCCAACCATGTATACGGTGAAGTAGTTCTCCAGCTTGTCGGCTTTGATGCCAGACTTGTTGAGTTCTTTAGCTACGTCTTGCAGGTTTGCACCCTTGACGCTGCGGTAGATGTACTGAGCACCCTTGGCGGTAACGTCTTTGATTAGTTGCAACGGACCATTGGTCAGCGCCATACCCGCAAAGTGATTACGCTGCTGCCCCATACGCAAAGCAAACTGCACGTTGCCAGCTTCGGTTGAGTCGATGATGCCCTGCTCAAAACCTTTCTTCAGCGCTTCGTCCATGCTGGCGTAGCTATCCAACGCTTTCTGTCTGGCAGCAAGCCCAGCCGTACCCTTAAAGGTGTTGCGTAGTGCTTGGACGTTTGATGTTTTGCCAGCGACAAATGAGTCGTTGGCTGGTTTAGCAATATCAAAAACAGTTTCACTGCCTTCGTGCAGCATGGCGGGGGAAACAAAAGTTCCGTCCCCGCGTATTACAGAGTCAAGCCCACGATAAAGCGATGACTCTGAACGCAAGCCGAGTATTCTCTTGGCTCCTTCCAACATCTGACGAAGCCAGTTACGCGCACGCTCTTGCCAGCTTTCTGCTTGCGCGCGCTTTTGCAGAATTTCGGTGGCCTTGACTGCCCAGTATTCGCTTGCGTTGTACAAGTGGTAGTGTTCGTCGCGCGTCAGTATCCCGCTACTAAACATGGCGCGTGCATTTGACTGCGCCCTAGCGTCTCCGGTTTGAGCTTCCGCGATAAAGCGCAAAGCTCTTTCCCTTGCCATACTTAAAAGAACATCTTCCGGTATCTTCAAACCCCGGACGCGCTCAGCCAGCACCCGCATCATGTTTTGAGGATTGAACGGGTCGTAGTTCCAGCGGGTCTCCATGTAGTCAGACACCACATCTAAGGCGTTCTGTGTTGTGGTGCCGTTCTTTATCGCGGCCTTGATTCGTGCATCTCTGTCTTTAACAGCGTCTGCTAGCGCTTTTGCAAATACGCGGGCGTACTGTCTGCGGATGCCGTTTTGTATGTCGGCAGGCATCATGCGTTCTGTGTGATGCAGAATCTCATGTACGGCAGTTGAGGTGTCGGCAGCACCCGTAAACAAAGTCATCAGTCGCCCAAAAGAACCGTACTGTCCAGCAGATCCGGCTTCTTGTTCGTTTGCGGCGCGCACAGAAATGGCAAGATCGGTGGCTAAATGTGGGTTAGCGTTTAATAACCAAAGCGCAAACTCAACAACTGGGTACTCTAATGCACCAGACCTACGTGCCCGCAACAATCTTTCGCGGACCCAATCCTCACCGCGCTCACGCCCACGCATAACACGGTTGTATTCGTTTTGCCTGCGTTGTTCACGAGCGGCCATAACTCGTGCCATCAAGCCATCAATTCTAGCGGCGTGCTCTGCTTCTGTTATCCGCCCGTCTGCAAGCATTCGATCAAAGCCGCGCATGAGTTGCTCGACCCGAATGCTCGGTAATCTTGTGTGTGGATATGTTGCATACGGATCACCCGTTGGTGGCGTTGCAGGTTCGGCAGGCGCAGCTTCTGGCTCAACCGCCGGTTCAGCTTCCCGTTCAGGTGCCCGAGCAATAGGAGGGCCGCCCTCCTCAGCAGTTTCCTGCTCACGCTCTCTCGCTCTGGGTGCTTCTGGTCCGCGTAGTGCTGGGCCTTTCTCTTCTTCAACAGGCGCAGGTGCTGGCCCGGGGCCGAGTTCTTCTTCCTGCTCAACTACTTGCTTAGTCTCTGTTGCTGGCTCAACTGTGTCGCGGACAAGTATGTCTTCGCCGGTCTTGTTTTTGGCTACGTCGCCAAACAGGAAGTCTTGAATGCGCGCCGAGTTATCTGGCACAACAAACAATGACGCCCCATCCATCTGCGTCAGGTGGTTATCCAGCAGGAACTTGTAGGACGCTTTGTCTACGTTGATGCAGCCAAAGGAGTACCGGGAATCAGACGGATCTTCTTTGGCAATTGCTGCTGCACGCATCTTTGCGTCAGATTCTTTCAGCCAGATTGAGTGGAACAGCGTTGTGCTGTACTCACCTTCAACTGCCTTATCCAGAACAAAAACTTTCTGGAAGTCGTATTCCCCAGCGGTGCGCATCTCACCCGGGCTACGCTGCGCGTCGCGCAATCCCATCTTAAACAACCCAGCCGGGGTAATCCGGTTAGCTTCAACTTCGTTGTTGCCACGGTAGAAATCCCCCATCGCTTTACCGATAAGGACTTTGTGGTCAAGGATTGGCGTACCGTCTGGCGCAAACACAAACAACCGGGCGTTTGGTTTGTCTGCAATGATGAAGAGCTTGTTAGCTTCTTTAAGCCGCGCCTGTAGCGCAGGATAGAGCGAAGCGTACGCTTGCTTGGCGTTCTCTGACATGCGTGCCGACACGGATGCTGGCACAGGTGCCATCACCTGCTGAACAACTGTGCGCACAACTTTCGGTGTGATGACTACAGTCTCTGGCAGGTTGATGTTTGTGGCGTTGAACACAAACGATGTGGCGATCAGCGCGTGGTACAGCTTGGCAATTATCTTGGCAATGCCTTTAGCCAATGCCGACAATCCCTTGCTGGCGTATGTCGCCAAGTCTGCGGACACACCAGAGATAAACTCAGCCGTGCCACGGGCAAACCCATAGTGGTTCTCAAGCGCGCGAGTCGCGCCTTCACCAACAGCAGGCAGCGCCTCTCGGATACTGTTTGATTCTTTGGTATTGGGTGCTTCTGCTGGGGCGGTTTGTTCTGCTGTTGCAGCTTGCGCTGGCTTAGCCCTTTTCAGTACAGAAGTCGTGTAATCGTTAACTAACTCTTTAAGCGCTTCCGCTTTAGTATCAGCAAGCCAAGTAGATACTCTGTACTTTTGTTCGTAAAAAAAATCCCAGAGCGGGCCGTCTACAACGTGCCAACCAGCTATACCACCAGTATTTGAGTCCTGCCTGTTTATTTCATGCACGCTGCCATCAGACAAAGTGACCCGGGTAAAAGTACCCTCTGCGTCTCTGATGGTTTTGGCTTCTTTGATTGTGATTTCGCCTTGCGGTTCAGTCGCGGCTTCGGTAGTTTCCTCTGCCACCGCAGCTTGCGCTGGACCTGCGGGCTTGACTACGCGCTTGCCCTTGCGTTGAACAACTGGCTCAGTCGCTGCGCCTTGAGTTTCAGTCGCTGCGCCTTGAGTTTCAGTCGCGGGTTCGACAGTTTCAGTAGGCGCAGGTGCAGCAGGGGCTTTAGCCACTCTACGAACTCTTGGCTTCGGTTCGGTTGCTGGCGCAACTGTTTCAGTTGGCGCAGCTTCAGCCTCCTGTTCGACTGGCTTCTTGCGTGTGTAAGTTATCTCGTTGCCAGATGTTGCGGCATCAAACTTTTCTGCCAGCGCTGCTTTGATGTCTGGATGAAGGTTTTTGGCAGTAGCGGTGGTCATTGACACCGACTGAACAGCTTGTGGCGCAACTACGTTTGTGCGGTAAACCCCACCGAAAGAAGTTGGTGCGAGCTTTTGTTTTGTGCCACTTACTGCGTCATGCCGAAACTCAATAGAAATTGGCTTTCCTTCGCTAGCCAGCATGTCGCTGTTGTAGGCTGCATTGTCCGTAACTTCCAGTTTAACTGGGTGATAGTTGGCATCATTAACAAGAAGATTGCCCAGCATCATTGGCTGAGAACGATAGAACCAACCGCGTTGAATACCGCTAACTGTCGGGCCGAGATCAGATTTGATTGGCGTGATCTTCTCTTTAACCGAAGCTGGCGCTTCCGTAATTGACGGTGGCTTGACTGGCTCAACAGGAGTAACAGCAGCGGGTGGTTCTGCTGCTGCTTTTAGTTTGTCTGCGCCGTATTGAAATATTTGTTCAGCTTCCAAAACTGAATATTCGTCTGTGACTCCGTACTCACGCATCGTGTCACGAAGGTTTTCAAAATGCACATCGAGTGAATTTTGTAGCCCTCCCCAAAAAGCTTGTTGATCTTCTGCATCAGACAACAAAGTTTTTGCAAACTTAACCGCATCAAATTTAGTTTCCGCAGGCGCAGCAGGCGTCTCAACTACAGGCGCAGGAGTTTCAGTTTGCCCCTCAAACACTAGCTCATCGGCTGGAACAAAACTTTTATTGTTGTTGAATAAAACTTCAACATACTTCCTGCCAGACTTTGGATCTTCTACAGGTTGCCCTACAACTTCTACTGGAAAATCAGAATCCGCACTACGCCAAGTAGCTTTACCTACCGGAGCAGGTGCAGGCGTCTCAACCACAGGCGCAGCAGGCGTCTCAACCGCAGGTGCAGCAGGTTGGAGAGCAGCAAGCCGCGCTGCTAACTCAGGGGGGACTGGTTTACCGGCGGCTTGATACTGGGCCACCATGCCTTCGTACATTACACGGGCAGAGTCTTGGCTGCGCTGCGCATAATCTGCTTCTCTTTGCTCCGACGTTGCTGTTGTTGGCAGCGCAGGTTGGAAGTTAGTCGCAGCCGGTACAACAGGCATCTGCGTAATAGTCGCCGGTCCCGGTTCAGTATCGGGTACTGCCGCAGGCTCAGCTACGTTGGGTTGGAACCCAAGCCTCGGACCACCTATTTCAAACGGAGCAGCATTAGGGACAACTATTTCTTGTTCAGCTTGCGGCACAACTGTTGGCTGCTCAGCGCCAACTAACTGCCGACCCCCTTTGCTATCCATGGGGGTGACAATCCCGTTCTGCTCCATCTGCGCAATCAACCGCCCAGCACGGTTGTAACCGATCTTGAATTCGCGCTGAACCGCAGAGATTGATGGTCTTCCGGGGCCGCTAACAAAAGCAACAGCCTGATCGTACAAAGGATCGACTTGAAGTGTTGGCTCTGGTATTGGTTGAACCGTTGGTGGTGCCTCTGCGGTTTGTTGCTCGACCGGCGGTGCTGGTACAACTGGTGTAGCAGGAGGAGCGGCTTGCGCTTCAGCAAGCGCTTGTTCTACCGTGCGCTGTGCCACCAGCGGATCAATGTCGCCCTTGCGTTCTTTGTACTCAGACAGCAGCGGGTTGTACGTTTCTTTGCGAAATTTAGTCGCTTCCCTGCTTGCCCGTTTCCAAGCATCAAACGCAGCGGGGTCAGCAGTTTCGTCTGGCTTTTTGCCAAGCGCTGCCTTCATGTCGGTAAGCTGCTGCTTAGCCGCCAAGTAGTTGTCGTTCAGACCCAGCAGGTACTGAGGGTCGTTCTTAATCGCGTCCTTCTTAGCTTTCTCTTCTGCTTCCAGCTTGCGCCGTTCAGCCAATGCTTTCTGGTTAGCTTCAACAGTCTTTGTATACTCGCCAAGTTCGTAGCGCCCCTGTTCTGCGCCACGTTCAAATCTGCGACCGACACCCCCAAACACACCACCAAGCAGCGCGCCATCAAACGCGCTGTCCAAATACTCAGCCCGAGCTTTGTCATCAGTAAGATTAAGTCCGGCTTGCATGCGCTCAAAAACTTGCTGCGCAGTTTCTGTGATGGACTCAGCAGTGGCTGCTTTACCAGCGCTCAGCGTGTAATCAAGAACTTTTCTACGAACTGTTTGTTCGACTAGGTTTTGTGCGGCTTTGGCAGGTATACCAAGAATCTTGCTGACGCCGGGGATAAACGCATTACCAACAGCATCAAGGCCAGACTGAACAACAGCAGATCCAACAGCGGCACCCAAGTCCGTGCGCTCAAGCGGTGTACCTTCTTTTACCTGCCGCGTAATATTTGAACCAGTAAATATTGGGATACCGGCGGCAGTCCCCGCCGCACCAGCAGCAAGCAGCGCAGGCAAACCAACAGGGGCAGTAGCGGCGGCGACACCGCCAGCAATAATTGACGGTACGGCGTAAGGTAAAGACGAACCGATCCGCCCACCAAGATAATTAAGTGGGTCTTCTGAGAAGCGCTCTACTGGTCTGTAGGTTTTTGCCGCTTCCGCTTCACGTTCTCTTGCAAACTGTTCGGCCTCGCGCATGTTGCCGATACCGGCACGCGCGCCAGCGCGGGTAAGGTCTGCCTTTAGTTGTTCGTACCCACTAGAAAGCCCCGACATCAGACCAGACCCCGGCGGCGTAGTGGGTAGTGTTGGCTGTACCGGCGCCCGTGGGGTTATTCCAAACAGTTGGGGGTATGTATTTAGCGCCCTGCTCCACGCATCATCTGGAGTTTCGTTGGGGCGTACCTCTACTAACCGACCGTTTGGGAGTGGCAGATATTGGGGCATTGTTTAGCGTGGTGCGTAGAGATCGGTGACAGCAGGAGTTGTTGTGGGCACTCTTACTCGCGTATCAAATCGAGGGTCGTTTGAGATAACTCCCGGTCCCGGCCTGATCACACTCGGAATACCGCCACCCATTAAGAGCGGAGCCGCTTGCCCTGCTGGCAAATTCATTACCGGAGGTCTGTCTTGCGCGCGCATCTTTTTTATGTCAGAAAGTGTGTACAACGGTATGTGTTGCGTTGAGTCCGGTGTCCCCTTGTTCTGCGCAACCACTGAACTGTTGAGCAACACAAGCATTTCGTCATCTGACTTACGGTGCGCACGCTCATACCCAACTTTAATATCCCCGTCACCCAAGATTCTTGCAAGCGCAATCATGTCGGGTTCTTTCTTGAGTTGTGCCAACGCAACCCGAGTGCTGTTATTGGAAACTTGTAGTTGAGTGTCGGCAGCTATTCCTGCTCGCACGTTTGCGGCGGCTTCGTTGGCTGCGTTCTTCCCTATGTCCGCCGCAATTGTTGCGTTCATACCCAATTGCTGAATCAGAGTGTTGGTCACTTTGTCTTGATGGTCACTAAGCGCTTTGGCCTGCTCAATTCTAAAACCCATCGCATCTTTTGCACGACCATACTCTTCAGCGCGGCGACGCTCTTTCTCCAACATCTCAAACTTGTCTAAGTCTTTGCTTGCTGCTTTGAATTCTTTGAGCGCTTCCTTGTGCTGTTCAAATCCTTTGCTCAATCCGCCAGCCACGTTTTCTAAAAATCTGGGGGATTTGCCTGATGCAATAGCTAACCCGGCATTGATCAAGAGCATTGGCCCAAGCGTTTCTTTTTCTGCCGCTAGTTCTTTTCTGGTTTTTGCAGCGTATTTAGCGGCAGAAGTTTCGTCTGCTTTTTCCAACGCAGGCAGTTTGGCAAACTCATCGGAAGCAGTTCTTTGGCTTGTCTCAAATGCGCGTTTTGCATCCGCAAGATACCGTTCAACAGCGGGCTTATCCATGTACACATCAGCCTGCGCTTTGGCCTCGGCTGGGGTAAGCCCTTTTGCGTTGAGTAGTGCCTCAACACCGGAAGATGGTTTGAGCAGACTGATGCCTTCACCGGGCGGGGGTTTCTTCACAATGCTGCGCGTGCCTGCGTCTGTAGCTGGTGTTGGCGGGGGTGGTGGTAGCGGTGGTTGAACCCGAGCGTTCTCCATGTTAAAAATAAACTGCCCTAGCGCTGGTGAGTTGACCGCAGCTTCCGCAATGTTTGTTTTTGTTGGGGCTTTGCCACTACTTGGCGAAACTTCGCGGCTTACAAAAGGGTTGGGGTCATTAGGCCCAACAGCCGGTGTTTCACCAGTCATCCGTGGGTTTGGAATCATTGGCGGATTGGCCGACGCTTCATATGCAGACGGCAGGTCGCGCACCTTTATTGCTGAAGGTGTTACGCCGCTAGTGTTAGCTAGAGTAAACGACGATTGATTTTGTTGTTGTTGTTGTTGTTGTTGGGCAATTTGAGCCGCCATCCGTTCACGCTGAACTGCTATTTCGATTAACTGTTGAGGCATGCCGAGCGATCTACCGTGCGCACGAATTGCGTCTTCGTTAAAACCCCCACCAGCCATGCGAATCGCACCACCATCGGCATAGCCAACAGCCTCGTCCTCGTCAGCATACCCAGCAATCCCACCATCAGCCATGCCTTGCATATTAGGCGCAGGCAAACCAGCTAGGCCCTGCGGGGCCGCGCCGGGACCGGAAGGTGGGGGCATCTGCGGAGCAGGTGGCATAGGCGGAGGCATCTGCATACCCGGAGGCGGAGCCGGGGGCATACCCTGCGGCGGCATCTGTCCTTGTGGCCCTCCGGGTGGAGGCATTGGTGCTCCACCTTGTCCTCCCATCCCGGGAGGAAGCATACCTTGAGGATTGAGCGCGGCTACAGCCTGCGGAATAACTTTTGGTTTATCTCTACCCGTCATCAGCGCTTGCAGACGCTGCATCTGTTCTTTGCGATCCTTGTCCACCTGCATAGCAAGGCTGACGTAGATGGCGTTATCTTGATTCGCCGCAGCAAACTTCTGAAGCTGCGGGCCGTCCATCTTGGACAGCATGGCGTGGACTTTGGCGATATCCGGCTGGGCAATACTTTGCAAAGACATGTCGCTACCTTATCCGATTTGAGAGATCGCAAGCGCAGACAACCCGCGCGGCTTATGAACCATACCGCCTTTAGCTTGACCGGGAGCTTTTGAAAACAAATTAGCCGCGCCCGCCGCAGCAGTACCAAAACCCACAAGTTGAGAAGCCAGACTTGGTGCTTGCTGATACTGCGCAGTCGATGTTTGGTAAAGCGGCAACCCACGAAGGAGGTTTGAGAACTGTCCGATCTGTTGCAGCGGGTAGTCTCGCTGGTTAATGAAATCGTTGTAGTTCTGGGTGAGTTGCTGCTGCACATAGTTCTGCGCCTGCTGCCCCAACAGATTCTGCGCGTTTGCAATGTTTTGCTGCTGCTGGCCATACACCCCACTCAAGTTGCCGTAGTTCTGCATGCCCTGCATGCCCGCTTGAAGCGCTTGTAAACCAAAGCCCGCACCGTACTGGTTGGCTTGTTCTTGCAACTGGCCAGCCCCCAGCCCGTACTGCGCAGCATTAGCTGCCGCTGCCATGCTCTGACCATAGCCGTATTGATTGGCAGCTTCTTGTTGTTGCTGCGTCGTCATCCCCGCTTGTTGATTAGCAAGCGCCGCTTGCAAAGCCTGTTGGTTGTACAGTTGTTGCACGCCCAGATTGGCGGCAAGATTTTGCTGCCCCGTAGTCAGCCCTGCCTGCTGGTTTGCAAGGTTGGCTTGCTGCTGCATCTGCGCGTTTTGCAGATTGGCTGCTTGCGTGTATTGCCCTTGTTGTAATCCGTACTGCCCAACCAATCCTTGGTTGGCTAACTGCTGTTGTTGTGCTAACTGCGCATTCTGTAGGGCAGTGTTATACGCTTGCTGTTGGTTAAACTGACCGGCTTGTAGCCCAGTCTGTTGATTGGCAAGGAGCGCCTGCATTCCGGCTTGTTGGTTTAGCTGCTGAGCAGTTAGCCCCGTCTGCGCACCAAGACCTTGTGTCTGGAGCAGGGCGCTCAGATTCTGTACCCCCGCTTGTTGTTGCACGCCTTGGTTGGCTAGGGCTGCTTGGAGTGCAGCTTGCTGCTCAGTATTAAACTGCCCTTGTCCTGATTGATATGCGGCCTGCAAACCTTGGGCTTGGATGTCGCCCTTTTGCGTAGCTAGATTACGTGCGGCTTCAGCGTTCTCAATTGCTTGCCGACCGCCACCAAAAGCCCCGGCTTGAGCAAACTGCGCACCGCGTTTAGTTGCTGCGATATCCGCTTGGCGTTGCGCTTCGCGTTGTTGTATGTCCACCACATTCTGCATGTAGGGAGACATGTACGCCGCCGCAGATCCGGGCTGTAAAAAAGACTTTGTTCCAACATTACCAGCCGCCTGCATCTGCAACTGATTGAGCGTTGGCGCAGTAACCTGCCCAGCTTGAAGCGCACTTACTGTGCTAGGGGTTACGGGAGTTGGAAAGTATTGAAGCTGCTGCCCATAGTAGTTAGTGGGCGCATTACCTAGTTGAGCAGCACTTGCCGTAGAGCCACTTACATTGGTTGGCTGCTGCATCTGAAAGAACTGCGCAGCCTGCGGACTCGCCGCTTGATAGTTAAACTGATTCGGTACGTATGCGTTGGGCGTTGTGTATTGGTTGCTGTACGTGCTCGGGAGGTACTTAGACTGCCCCGCCTGCGCAGCCATGTTGTATACGTTTTGAAGCGTGTTACCCGCTTCAGCACCAAGCCCCATATTCTGGAGCGTGTTGTACGCCTGCTGACTAAGTACATCAGCATTTGCAAATCTAGGGAAATTGTAAAGGGGGGATTCTTTTATCCCTTTAATGACGGGCTGCGCATCCTTTGTACCGGGCGGTACTATGTTACCGCTGGCGTCTTTATATATTGGCCTATTGTTTGCGTCGAGTTGGTAGTCATATATAGCCCCATGCGCCATTCCAAGCATGTTTTCAACATACGGCTGCGCTTAGGCGGGGATTGTTGTCTGCGTTTGCTGGATAACTTGTGGTTCAGCGGCCATGATCTTTCCTTATGCGGGCAGGAGACGTTCTGCGTTTGTGTTGGTGGCTACTTTGTTTTTACCAACTGTCTTGCGTCGTGCTCGCTGAACACGGTCCATCATTGCGTACAGTTTACGCGCACCAGCCTCGGTCGATCCGTTGCCAATTTCAGACACGATGCGTGCCGGTATAACAAACTCCCCATCGGCTAGCCGCGCGGGTTGGCGATCCCCAATAGTTGCCGGGATGTTGTCAGACACGCCATCACCCGGGCCGC